AGAAGCTTGACTTTCCGATGCCAGATCCAGCAGTGATTGTGACAAGCTCTCCATATCTGATACCGTGCAGTTTGTGTTGAAGGCCTTGAAATGGGTAAGCATGATCTGATGGTGGTGATGGTGTGGTTACTAATTCAAGTAGGGACTTACCGTCTACAATCCCGTCAGGACGATAGGGCTTGGCATCCCAGATAGCGCGTCTAATAGCTTCAGAATCGGATGCTTGGAGAGCGTCTGACGCATCTTTGTACGCCTCCAGACGGGCGATCTTTGTCTTGCCAGGTGGTAGTACGCTTGCTGCTTCCTCCGCTGCCTTACGGCCTGCCTCGTCATTGTCGAAGAACAGGACAATCTCCTCATAACCCTGCAGCCATGGGATAGCCCGTTGAACCGACTTCCTTGCCGCTGCGGCACCGCTAGGTAGAGAGACCATCGGCCACCCCGGCATAACCTCACTACATGAAGCTGCATCGAGTTCTCCCTCTGTGATGACGACTCGTTTTCCAGTGGAGGGAAACAAATGTTGTCCAAAGAGAGTGCCTGGGACTTCTCCTTCATAACTGAATACCTTGTTTTTAGTTTTTAGTTTGCATCCACGAAGGATGCCAGCATCGTCGAAATAATAGAAGCGTAGAACGTCTCCGTCTTTATAGATTCGGTATTGCTGGCAGACTTTTTCTGAGATGCCTCGCTTCTGCAGCCTTTCGGCTGAGCCTTGTAGGTGGACATGGTGAGACATTGTGTGAGTGTGAATGGGCACTTCAGTGTGCCCATAGGTGTTGCAGGAAAAACAAAAAGTGTGGCCATCTGAGTACAGCGAGTTAGCATCAGATGACCCACAGGTATCACACGGTAAGTGCCTGACGAATTCGCTTCCGGATGTCTGCGTATGCTCGTGCTTGCTCATCGTGATATTCAAACCAGGAATCCAATGCTCGGTAGATCCCCTCAATCAAATTGTCAATAGTTGCAGGACTCTTTGCATCAACATCAGCAAGAAGATCACTGAACTCTTCAGTATAATACTCAACTGTGCCGTAATCTACGTTAGCCATGAGATTGGAATCGAGTGGAATGAGCAGTATTGAAAGCCGTGCTTCTCGCACCACTTTGCATAGGTTGTCTTAGATCCCTTGTAGATCTTGTTATAGGGGGATTGAAAGACGAAGCGAATATCCAGCTCAGGGTTTGCTGCCTTAACTGCCTTCATCTTTCTGCGGTCCTCTTCAGTGAGTTGTCCTTTGGTCTCTAGGTAGATACCATTAGGCAGCAGAAAGTCAGGAGTGTAATTACACTTCAGCGTATAGGGTACTTTTGTGGATTCGTATTCGTACTTAACCCCAAGGTCGGCGAGAAGATCAGCAACCTTCTCTTCCAACCCAGAGCGAAAAGCCATTAGAAATCGTCTTCGTCTACTTCAGGTTCAGCCACGGCAATGTTCGGCTCACTTGCTTTGTAGCCTCTTGTCTGACCAAACAGAGCAGCCACTTCAGTTTCATCGAGATCGCCGCGATCAATACCAGCACCCCCTGCAACCGTGACGACCTGAATGCCAACCAGTTTGAGGCTGGTTCCGTAGGTAACGCCATCTTTCAGGATGTAGGGTTTCTGTTTGAATGCCAGCTTGACGGTTGAACCCGAGTAAAGAGGTGTCGAGACATCCGTTATCGGAGTTCCCTCGGTGTCGACTACAGGCGGACGGTTCTCTTCATTCCAACTGAACTTAACCTTGTATTGTCCGTCTGTCACTTCCTCCCACGGTTCAGGTTTGAGGGTGCTGCGCTTTGGGTTCTTCAGTTTCGATTCTGCCCACTTCAGGGTCTCCTTGCGGTCCTCTTCCAACACCTCCACCAGTCGCTGATCAACCAGTGCAGACAGTGAATAACCGAACTTAGAGGGTTTCAATACAGCTTGATAGCCTTCAAGGACAACAGGCTGTTGGGTAACATGAATGGTTTGTGCCATTAGCAAAAGAAATAGGTGGATTCAATCACGGATTCCGGTTCTAGGTCTCCAATGATCGGCGGTTCGGACTCTGCGCCAATTTGTTGGGCAAAGTCACGTAGATAGTCATGTTCGGCAAACAGGTGCATGTATGTCTCCCGTACCAATGTGGACAGGATGGACATGTCAGTGGCCCTGCACAGCACAGAATCGTGGATCAGTGCAATCGGTGCATCAAAACGCAGGGTTGCCAAATGGAGCAGTGACGCATCTAGCGAATGGATCAGATTTGGACTAGTGGCGTTCTTGTGGTGATTGATGTCAACTTCATCCTTATCACCTGTGGCCACATGGATCTCGCAATCTCCCATCAACTGTAGCTTGAGCCTGACAACCTGCTTTTTCATCAAGCGTTGATGAACGACAAACCCAGAAGGGGTGACCCACTCCAGGTGGTCTGCACCACGCTTAATTGCTGCTGCAACCTCCTTCTCGATCCAACGCATCACCTTCATCGGGCCAGGAACGATCTGCTCCATAGCTCCACGTACGGCCTTGACGACATCGGTCAGTTCTTCCTTCTCTAGCTCAATACCATCTTCCTTGAAGGCATCACGGATGTAGCCGCGATTGGAGAATGGCTTAGCATTGTAAGGAATCGTCATCACGACCCGTTTGGTCTTTTTGCGATCCATATATGGTCGCAGACGCTCTGGGCAATCTGGTTTTGCAGCTTCTGCCACCACCTTATAAGCATCTTGCGGATGCGAACTTGGCAGGACATTAACCAGACTCGCAGTACTCTTATCACGGGCTAGACCAGCCAGGATCTGCAAGCCACTACAGGTGGCATCAGTAGCCACCATTAAGCCTGTGAATTGTCTATCAGCTGCGATCACGCAATGATAGTATTCTTCGCAGGCAGCGAGAAACTGCCACGGTTCATCTGCTGCTTCCCAATCAGGCAATGATCCAATTGGGTCTGTAGCAATCCGCGCGATGAGTGTGACGTTATTGTCAACCCACTCAAGACGCTCAGCCATCGTAGCTTTATCTAAACCGTAGCAGGTTGCTACCTGAAAGGCCAGCCATCCCTCTGCCTCAGGTGTCATGTAAGCCTCTTCCGCAAAACGAATGAGCGACTTACCGAAATCGGTATCTTGAGGCGTTAGGAAGGCAGGGATGGGATAGGCCCTACCCCGGTAGTCAAAACTCCAGGGTAAGTAGAAGCGATCCACGTGCTTAAAACGTGCAACCGCTTCCATGGTCATCCGAGTGCGACAGGAGCGTTTGAATTCCTGTGCGTTGAGGTTCATCACCTCTGCTGCTCGTCGTCGATAGTCCTTGCGGCTGTCGTAGTTGGTCTCGATGTCAGCAGGTTTGGCAGGCAGGTCGTGATGAACAATAGGGAGGAACTTACCAACTGAGCGTTCCAGTCTGCTTAGCTCCTCAGCAACACCCACAATGAATGGGTTTAGCTTGAAAGCAACCTTCTGAATCTTGTTCAAAAAGGCGAGTGGTGACTCCCCCTGTATACACCCCACATTGCCGCGCCTCACCAGATCGTGGCCGCGCATGACCTCATTGAGCAGATAGCCACCCGGTTCTGTGTTTGTCCAATCCCGAGGTGGAATCAGCATCGGCCAGGTCAAGGGAGCAAACAACTCAGCATCGCTCATCACCTGTTCCTTGCGCTCCAGGAACTCTGGTGTGGGCACGATGTAGTTGACTCGCTTGCGTCCTTCCATCCACATCACCTTGTCGAACCATTGGCTGGTCTCAATGATGCAATCGAGCAGCCAGGTTCCTAGTTTGATGCGATTCACCCTGCCCCATGGCTGCCACTCTTCAACATCGTACCTATTCATTAGTGTACGAATAACGACGAGCTTTTGCTGGGTGCCACTGGCCTTATGCCAATAGTTCTTCTTCAAGGTGTTGAGTAGGCCTGGTGCATTGCGTTCATAGTGACGCATCTGGCACTCGGCTTCCACAGCAGAGCCGATCGCATCGGTGACCTCCACCAGCTGATCGCTACCCTCCTTGACGCTGAATACCTTGTCAAAGGTCACCTTGAGGGCAATGGCTGCAGCTGCTAGGGGCTCGACATCAGCTAGGTACTTCTTAATCTCTTTAAACGCTACTCCGTTCTTCCTTTCTTTGAGTCGGTGAGCTGTCTCTTCGATACGCGCAACCAGCTTAGGAAGCAGAGCATCAATAGAAGCCACGCCATAAATTGTGGCACTCGCATAACTTTTCTCTTCTAATTTCTTTGTATTCTCTTTTAGTCGCTTCAGACCTAGGCGAATCTGGTCTCTCTCAAGCTGGGCTTGCGCCTCAATTAGGGCTGGTGTGATCAATAAGATTGCTCGCTAGATTCGGTGTTTAGACCTGTGCGTATGTGGACACCTTGCAAATAAAAGCAGGTCAGCCATTATGGACCGACCTGTGCATAAGATCGTTGTCTCTCACCCGAGAACCTGAAACTAGCGCGTCTACCAATTCCGCCACATCCGCGTGGGGATTCCAGCGATTGGACTCGCTGAGACGGTGGGCTTGTCAGCCACGAATGGAGCGTAGCAGACGACCCTTTAGACGCGCCTAGATGAGGTTGATCGCCTCTGTTCGGGCCTTATCGGTGGTCTTGGCGTAGCGAAGCGTGGTCTCGATTCGTTTGTGTCCCATGAGATCCATGATGGTTCTGATAGGCACGCCTGACTCGGCACACCACGTTCCAAAGCTATGCCGTAGTGTATGGAATACATAATCCTCGGACTTGCCGATGTACCTGTTGACTTTTTTGAAGGTTCGCAAGAGCTGATCCTTGTCCAGCCAGTCAGCAGCAAAGACCGGATGATGGTCTTTCTTATCAGCTAGGCGCCTGTCCACAACATTGGCAATGTGAGTGTGAATGGGTATTGATCTCCAATCACCACTCTTGGTTGTGTTATCAGGACGGCCACCAACAAAGATCGTATTAAGACCGAGGTCGATGTCCCGTGCCTTGAGCTTGAGCAGCTCACTCTGACGCATCCCCGTGTAGGCAGCAAACAGGATGATGTCCGCTGCATCATTCCGCATAAAGGGATCAAGGGCTGCGTTGTGCAGTTGCTCAACTTCCTCCTTGGTGTAGAAGGTGATGCGTCCCTCAGTCTCCTTGCGCCTGCG